TAACTGGTGACCCATCGTATTTAGTTCGATTTCCTGCAATAATTTTTCGACATATTCCATCAAATTACCTTTTTCCCTGTATTGATTTATTGGCCCTGGTTATTCTGGTCAGTTCACCCCCTTAATGTTTTATACCAATATATTTTTCTCATTCTACGAATAGCTTTAACCTGGTCACTATCCCAACCCTTCCAACCTGATTTTTCATCTGATTCCATTCGCCACACATACCCAATTTCTGATGTTCCGCACATATTTCCTACTAAATGACTGCCAATATAAAATCGGTTGTTATCTATGCGCTCGTAGCTATGTGGATTTAACATGGCTGCTTTTTTCTTTGCCATTGGTTTACCTTTACCGCGTGATCAGGTATGCGCGGCCCACCTATTTATTTATTACGCTTTTATTACAAAACCACTGTCATCAGTCCGGGCGTCGCCTTTAGCACGTAAGGCGATAATTACGCCTTTAGGATCAAGTAACCTAACATCCGAATCATCGCCAGATATCACCTTGTATCCGTTCCAGTTTTCAGGTAATTCGCATTTACACTTTGTGTGACATTTACCTTTATTTCCTAACTTGCAAACATTAAAGACGATCGCAACATTTCGACCATTTTCCAGGTTGTCCGCCAATATTTCCGGCGTTGTGTCCTCACTAAATGAATATGTCAGGTGGTAGTTATTCGGCAGTTCTGCACGTTCCGAATATGTGTATTTTGTGTAGTCGTAAAATTGAATTTCCGGGAAAGCTTCAAAGATGGTCAAACCATCAAATTCTGTACCTTTAATTTTGGCACGTTCCCATAAAATATCTGACGTTCCATTTAACCTAATGACTGGAATTAATCCTTCTCTGTCAGCTTTTCGGATTAAGCTTTTAATGTTGGCAACTAATTTTGCCCAATATTGCGGCTTATACCTGACAAACCAGATAGTTTTGTTTATCCTGGCGATCTCAATATGAGTATCAAAAGATGCACGCCCGGCAGTATTTAGGCAGGCTATTTTGCAGCCTTCCGAGGCTTTAGGACATAGATTAACTATGCCTGATACTGTGGAAGGTGCTAGGTATTGGATACCAGTCAGGAAACCTAACTTTTCACCTTTAATAGTTTTGGCATCGCTGCCGACTGTTAGCAAGTAACTAATCTTAGGTGGTGCTGATTGTTGGATTAATGGTAATGTTGCTGTAGTCATTTAAGTACTCCGATACTTTTTTTGATTAGTACCTAGTCAGGATTGCAGTCTTGACCAGGTACGCTTTTATTTGTTTGTGATTACATTATGAACTAGTTGTCATTAGATGTCAAGTAGTATCCAGTTATGCATGATTAATTGCTGATTTTTTCCAGTCCCAAAGCTTTTTTTAATCGTGTCAATGTATCTTTCTGACAGTAATCTGTAGCATCAGCCGGACAGCAATCATCTGTACATTCCAGGGCATTATTGCCACATTCACATTCACCGCCCATTAAGAATTCAACATCCTGGAATAAAATCTCATTTTCGTTCCCGTTCTCTACTAAGTTTGCCATTGTTGCACCTCTTGAAGCTTGTTTATTAATAGCTGGTTATTTCTTGGAATTCCAAAAAGAAAAAAGTGTGGAATATCCATTAATCTCATGGGTAAAATATTCATTTTCAGAATCGTATTCAGAGCTAGTAGGATCTACATTTATCCATTTGTCCCCAATCGCACCTAAATCTTTTATCTGGATCAAATTTAATAGATACCCACTTTTGCGACCAACAACATATATATTGTTGTTTGTATCTTTTACAAAGTTATTAGTTTTTAGATAAGACATATTTGGATCATTTGAATTCCAGGTAATCTGTTGTGTCATTGCTGCACCCCTCAAGATTGATTTATTTATACCTAGACTTTTTTACAGTTTCGACCGGGGAAATAAAACCCCGGTCTCATCAGTAGGATTTACATTCCCCTTAGTCGCCACATTAGCGACCAGGCAGTTTCGGTATTTCCGAGAACTTTGTTTAATCCTTCCCATTCACCAGCTAAAACTAGCATCCTATTGAAAGTAATATCTTGAGTAGCTAGATATTCTTCCAACTTTGCTATTCTTTCTTGTATTTCTGCTTCAGTCATTGTTGCACCCCTCAAACTTGTTTTAATGTGGGGATATCATTTCATACTAGAAATCATATGTCAAGTCTTTTTTGACACAATGTTAAAATTAAGAGAAACTTCTATGCGTGAATTATGACTGGATAAATTGCCTGGAAACTGGTGAAAATATGGCGGAATTAACAGCAAAACAAGAGACATTTATTGACCATTATCTTACCAATGGCGGAAATATTGGGCAAGCTTACCGGGATAGTGGATATAAATGCAGCACAGATGCCACTGCTTACGTTGGCGGATCTAAGTTGCTAAGAAATGGTAAGGTGGTCGACCGAATCTTAGCAAAAAAAGCGGATTCTGTAGCTAAGCAGCATGCTAAGGCTAAGAGAATTGACATAGATGAACAATGGTTATTAGCTGAATATATTGACACGATCCGCCTTGCTAAAGCTGATAAACAATATTCAGTAGTAAATTCGAGCATAACCAATATAGCTAAACTGTTAAATATCGGGTTCCTAGATCGTAAGGAACTAATGGTATCTGGTGAGATAAGCCACCTTCAACAATTGGATACTGAAACTCTAATGAACGCCTTGCAAACTGCACAGAAGACCCCAGCAATTGAGGGTGAATTTAGAACGGTAGGGGATGACTAGGGGATAGGTTGAAACGCTCTATATCTAATAGATAGCTAGTCAGGACAGGGATCGAAACCCCCTACTCTATTTGTGACTGAGAGAATCCAGATCGCCATGACTAGGAAGATTTTTTCTTACTATTATATTTGTGACTGAGCCGGGCAGTCTGGCTACAAATGGCTAGGAAGGGATCGACTCCAAAAGAGAAAGAATTTTTAGGAAGGAGTCCCTTTTTTTATTATGGTAGGGCCGAACCGTGGCCGCCCCCCGCCATCGTTAGATGGTGTGTACACCTCGCAACCGTTTTTGTGACTATTCCGTATTCGTTGTTTCTCATTCCGTCTTCGATGCCAGGTATTCCTTCTATTAGAGGAGAAGATCCATATACTCGGACTGTCCTGTTTCAGGCGTCCTACCTGTCCTGTTTTGTGCCTAGGGGGTATTCTGGTACCACTGCATAGTTCGCCTTCATAAATATATTTCTTTGAGGGGTGTCATGTTTAGAGGAAAGATCCTGGGAAAAGGAAGGTTTAATTATCAAGTAGGGTGGTGATGGTCTGCTGAATTGTTGTTACTGGGTCCTTCCTAAAGTAGGACAGTCCTGTAAAGTTGTCCGAGTTGTCCTGTTTTATGACTGTATTATCTTAGAATTTGTTATGGGGGGATATATATAACCCCGTAGGGGTATATATCCCCCCTTTCTTTCTTTGCTACTTTCTTTCTTTTTTTAGGGGGGTGCGGAAAGGTTGTTTTAGTGTTGGTAATTTGCTATTTTAAATAAGGGCATATGTATTGCGTTTGATGCACCTCTCACAATCGTATGTCCCCGATCGATTTCCACCGGATTCTCAGGAGGAATATATGCCAGCACCACGTAAAAGAGTCCCTAGAACTTCAGACCCAAGACCAGGACAGGGAAGACGAAAGACCAAGAAGGCCACTCCGTCGAGCAGAAAAACCTCTCCTTTAGGTGCTGGGCGGAGGGCCGCATTGCGCTCATTATCTAGTACCCAAAAGGCGCGGCCAATGTCAAGGCAGCTATCATCAGGTATAGCCCGACCTTCTATAGTCCGATCTTCAAAATTATCTAGCAAAACGGGGACGAGAACAACGGATCGCAGTTTCTCTGAAACCGGTTATAAAGCACCCAGTGCAAGAGCCAAGAAAACATGGGCCTACAAGAAAGCGAGGAGGGCGAAGAGATAATGCCGCTCGTAAAAGTTGGGGGAAAAACCAAGAAGATCAAGTACGGCAACAAGAAGCCAATGAGAAAGCCCAAGAAGGGAAAGTAATTGGTTGCCATACCCGAATCTCACAGGAAGGAAGCTGTACGAAGGATTGAAAAGGAGTTCGCCCGAAGGAATTTCGTATCTCCTGACGGGGAGGAACCCGACTTCCTTGACCATGTGAGGATTCTAGAGAGGGCGCAGATCCATGCGGGTATATCCGGTGGTGCCGTGCCTTTCCAGAAATGGCCCTACCTCGTTGAACTTGCCAAAGCGATTGTTGAAAACCGCCTTGTT